AGTTTCATTTGGTTCTTTTGGTTTACTCATATCAAGGAGTGCTTGAAGTATGATTGCCAGATTAAGAGTTTTGTCTGGGTCTTTCTGTGTTAGATCATAAAGACTACCGAAGTCAGGAACCTCATTCGTCATCTGACCCTATCCTCTCTATTTTTACTATGTCTTTATAAAATTTTCTCTGTCCATTTAGAACCTCATATAAAGCAGGGTCATGGTATCCATCTATGTTTTTTAGTTTTTGCCATTCTTCAATGTGACCATCTTTAAATGTTATGATATATGGTCCTTTAAAACTAGGATTTTTTTCTGCCACTTTAGCAACACTCATCTTCGCACGGGTTTCAGCACTAAGAAACTCAGGAGTGATAAACTTTACTGCTCCTATCTGACCATTGTAGTACAGTCGCTCACCACAGGGCAGCAGTTCCGGTGAGAGTACATCATTGTCTGTCTGGAAATGTACCTCACCGCTTACCACACCACCCCTTGTTTTATAGTTACAGATAATCTCAAAGGTAAACTTATTTTTGCCAAGACGCTGCATGTCTTCTTTGAGTGGCTTGCTTGATCCTGCGTACACTCTCCAGTTAGATTCTTTGACACGTTTTCTTTTCTTATAAGTATGATAAAACTTCCTGCCAATATATTTCCTGCCACTGACAGTGTTTGTTATAAGGTAAACAAAACCATAGCATGTATCAGGGTCTACCTCACCTATCCAATGATGTTTTTTAGTCACCTAGAAAGTTACTTCCGGCACTTCAGGTTCTTTAGCCACGTTGGTAAGATACCTGCGACCATGTGCATACTTGAACACACGAATGCCTTTGCCTTGGTTAACATCAGACCAACAATCCCTCTTATATCCACAATAAACACAACCAATAGAAAGCTTACGGTTGCCAGACTTACCATCAGGTATATCGGAATAGCACCTATCAGGTATATTATCATCTGAAACCACTCCTTTAAGGTGGGTGATTCTTTGCTTTGCATTAATCATATCCATGTGATGTAATTTGGTAAGGCATATCTCTCCTGTTGATTTATTAATAGCAAGAAACGCTGCTTCATTAATGCCGTTAGCTTCTGCATAGGCAGATATCTGTGCAACATATCCGAAGGGATCGTCCTCTGCTAACTTGTTATGTTTAAACTTATCAAATCCAACACCACTAGCAGACTTACAATCAACAACGACGCCATCAATAATACAATCCTGATGTCCGGTAACACCTTCAACCTCCACTTCCTTCTGTTGATCTGTTACCTCATGTCCTGATATCGTAGAACACAGAAGTAAAAGTTCTTCAAGAATATATCCATATAAAAACTTAATACGTGTAGCCGGGGTTAAGTCCGACTGATCTAAAGGTTTCTTAACATCATACCAGATGCGGCGATCAGGTTTACCTATAGCAGAGAGCCTGAGATTACCACGATCTTTAGGTGTGTCATACATAAAATCTTTTATATGAACCTTCAACATTTCACCAAAGGTATCTATGTGTTTGTCTACCTCACCCTCATCCATATCTATGGGATCAAGGGTGAACAGACTATATATGTCTTCGACTAAAGTATCTATTGTTTTCATAATAGAAAAAGGGGGAGAGGAAAATACCAAGCTAAAAACTCTCCCCCCTTCCTTTCTATGCTAGTTAAAAGGGAACAGCTTCCGATGCTGCTTCTTGAACATAACCGCCCTCAACAGGTGCGAAGTCTTCGTTGCCATCGGTGTACTCAATGAAGTCAACGACCTGCACAGCAGCAAGATCAGATGATACTCCTGACTTACCAGCATAGTTCCAATCAAACGGGATTGCCTTTACATTTACAAGGCTACCATTAGCAATCTTCTTTCCACCCCACAGATTATTCTGTGAGTCTTTGACGATAGGAGCCTGACGCTCAGTCCCGTCTTTACGCATAACCTTACGCTTAATAGTAACAAAGTCACCACGCTCATCTCCCTTATTAGCGATAGGAAGATTAGCAGCTTCAATGGTTGAACGGTTGTCGTCGTTAACCTCAACCTGAATGCTCCAAACCGGATCAAACTTGGTGTTAGGTTCCGTGATGGAAGCATAGTGGCACTTACCAGAAATGTAAATAGGATCGTTCATTATGTTCTCCTTTATATATACCGCACTATTGCGGCCATGAGTGGGGATCATTCCCCGTTGGGTTGTCTACTACAAAACAACAGCGTTTATTATACCACACGAATTTGTGGGAGTCAATCACTTTCTTCATTTTTTTCTAAATAATCTACAGCCCTCCTTACTCTGTTGATGTCGTCGTTAAGCCAGCCTAATGCAGAGTTACATGTGTTGCATAGCCAACCCCTAAATTCATTTGTTTCGTGATTGTGGTCCATCACCCAACTGGTATTTGATTTAGATATTATAGTGTGATCTACAATTATTTCTAAGTTTTCTTTTTTAGCTAGGCAAATTGGACACTTATAATTATTATCTGGCTCTGGTATAGTTTGTTTTAAATACCGAAGTGTTTCCCTTTGATGATTCTTACATTCTGAACAAACATTCTGTATTCTGGATGTGCCATCTTTTCTGTAACGACCAATAGAATGGAAACAACTTAGAGGTAAACTTCTTTCGCATTCATGGCAGGTTTTTAGAGTTTGATCTTTGTTAAAAAATGTTTTAGATTCAAACATGTCTAGTTGCTTTTCCATTAGTGCGTCTCCGCCCAATTGTTTCCAACCTTGAAGTCTGAATCAAGGTCACATCTAAAGTTTAGTATTTCCTGTGTCGTATACATAGCTTCCTTTGTTATCTTGGTAAAGCTTTCTATGTCTGGCTTGGCTACCTCAAACTGATACTCATCGTGTACTGAAGCAACAAGCTTGGCATCCAGCCCATGCTCCCAGATCATACGATCCATCTCTACCAGCCACTGCTTACATACGACAGCACCGGCACCCTGAAGCAGGGTATTAAGTGCAGCGTGTTCGTGTCTGATGTGTAACATGCGCCCATCAAGACCACGTATCAAACCACTTGAAGCTACCTCACCTATATCTTTGCGTAGCTTGTTAAGGGCTGGCATATTCTTCAGGAACTTTGCAATAAGTTTCTGTCCGTCAGACGCTCTGCCACCAACTACACTACCAATCTTGGCAGGGCCAGCACCGTACAGGAATGCATAGATAAATGTCTTTGCTTGATCACGGTTGCTTAGACCTGCTGCCTTCATGTTAGCAGTATGTACATCACCTGTCAGAACTTCATTGGTAAACTTGGCATCGTTCATGTAGTGTGCAAGACAACGAAGTTCAAGACCACTGGCATCAGTACCTACTAGCTGGTGTGTGTCAGTATTAGATACTGTCCACAGTTCTCTGCACTCCTTACCAAAGGGACTATAAACTGCCGGAACCTGTGCCATGTTGGGGCCGTGATGTGCCATCCTACCTGTAATAGTTTTGAGGGTAAGCACCCTGCCATGCACCCGTTCCTGTTCGCTACACGCCTGTATCCACGCCTTCAATAAGCCGGTACGTTTCTGTAGCAGGAAGTAACGGGAGAACATCTTGGCCTCTGGCATATCAATCGTATCCAGCACTGCTTCATTAACAATAACATTACCCTTGTCTGTTTTCTTTTTAGGCTTCCACCCTTTCTCCATCAGGCGTTCAGCAATCTGCTTACGACTTGCTATATTAAAAGGTATTTCTTTTGTCTTTGTCTTTAGCTCTACGATGGTAGGTGGAAACATATCTTGAGCCTTCTCTTCAAGAGAGTGTAGCTCATCCATAAGTCTTGCTTCCAGTGTCATGCCCTTCATCAGGTTAAAGGCAAAGCCGTTGTTCTGTTGTTTGTCTACGATGCTACGAACATTTCGTTCCAGATCGTAGGATTCTTCAGAGAACTTCTTTCCTTCTTCTTGTAGGTAGTCGTATGTCTCCATCGTTACAGCCGTGTCGGTGTAACAGTACTTCAACATGTCTTGATTGAAGTGAGAGAAGTCATGGTAGTCACCCTTCTTATGGTTGAAGAAGTTACCCCATGACTCAAGGGAATGACCACCATCACGAATAGGATTATATAACTGTGACTTTATAAGTGTGTCATCAATCTGATGTACTTTAATATCAGAACCAGTAAACTTATTAAGAAGGGGAGCGTCAAAGCTGATACCATTGTGCATAATAAAGGTATCTATTTTCTTTGACCACTCCCCAAACTCA